GCTCTGCATCCTAAGGTTCCGCCTTTACGCGGGGCTGACCTTAGCTAGGTGGAAGACGAAGACGGTACTTCTTCTCCGTAACCATGTAGCAAAGGTCAGTGTACTCATCAGACCAATAGCTGGTCTGCGAGGTACGGTAGCCTACTGTGACAGCCTTTGGGCTAGACACAGCAAATCTACTTCCTGCACCTGTGATCCTACAGCCTCCCCATTTGTATCTGCTCGTAGCCCAAGGGTTACCAGCAGCTTCATCTGGGTTGTCTGTAGAAGGTCTCAAGGCGTGCATGAGTTTCCTAAACAGAAACTCGTTTACACCTTTCCTGGGCTTAAGTCTCACGACTAAGCGCTGGAAGTCCCACACCCAATGTTTAGCACTCCGTGGTGGAGTGTAAGCATGGGCGTAAGAGTCGAAGTCTTCGTCTGATACTGGACCAACAATGTTCGAAAACATTGGGGGTATCCATGTATGTATCAGATCAATGGCTTTGGCTCTCCACATCCCTCGTCGTAGGCTTAGGACCCTGCGAATGCGATTAGAATCGCACCACAGTTCCATAACCGTTGAAGGCTGTTGGGTCAAAAAGACCGGCCTTACAGGTGTGCCGTTAAACCAGTCGGCGCCACAAGACTCACGAAACGGTCCCTCAAAGAAGGACTTTTCGTGGTTTATGGAGAAGCCACATAGGTTTAACATTGTCACCACATGATCGGAGATTGACCGTCGGACGACTATATCGTCGCCAAATACGGCAAACTCTCCCCGGTCGCGGTGACCTCGAGATGCTTTCATTACGCCTAGTACCACGGCAGTAAAAATAGCTGACTCGAGCGCGAAGGTAAACCCATTACCCATGGAGGAAATCTTCTCATACTGAAGAAGCTTTCCATCTAGCTCACCTACTGGTGAACGAAGATCATGGAGGTAGGCGTACCATTGAGGCGGGAGCAGAAGCTTGCAAACACCAGAAGATATGGTGTCGGAAGCTGCTGCCAAGTCGAGGGTCACAAAAGGATCCTCGCTATTCCAGTACTTGGAACCCAATCTAGCAAGTTCTTGATTTTTCTCTTGGTCGTCAAGGTCAACTCCCCACCGCTTTAAGCGGCGGCGGAGAAAACCATCGACTCCCAATTGAAGATACAAGTTCATGCTAGGCTCAATCGCGATAGAACGGTCAGTACGACTGTTCTTTGGCACGAAAGTGATTCGGTTGCCCGGGACGACGTGTAACACGTTTGACCAGAAGACCTCTTGATCCAGAATCCGCCATGGTTCGATACCATGTTTCTTGCGGTAACTGTCCTCAAGAGCCCCCAGCCAGCGTTCGTCGTCCTGTATGGCTAACCGAGCATACGGCAGCGCACCGCTGGTACACGAGTAGGGCCAGTTCTCGTACTTATCGTACAAAGACGCTGAGCCTTTACGGGTGTCCAGGTTTGCGCCTGGGCCATGACGTGACCATTCCGTCAAGTGTTCTCTTTCGGGTAATATTTCCCCTAAGAGCTTCGAAAGGAATCTCTGAGCATAAGTAAATGCGCTCAGAGTCCAGTCATCTGGTAGGAAGGAAAGCTTAGAGTGACCACCAAGGTGGTTAAACTCGTAGCAATCTTCCTCCGCCTTGAAAAATTTCTCTTTGGCGGTCTGCAGACGCAAGTCTGCATCACCTGAAAACTGGTATTTCTTAAGAAGGGATGCAACCTGATATTTCGCGAAGACATTGTCGACGCTGATATCACATGGGTACTTACTCTGTGGTCCCCATGCCTCCACGAGCTCTAAGTACGCATCATAATCACGCTTTCGCGTAATTAATTTTGCGGACTCATACTCGCTATCTTGGAGGCTGTTGCTAAGGTCCTCGACTAAAGCGTCGAGTACCTTCCAAGGATAGTCCTTGGGAGTGCGAACCATAATTGACTTATGGCTCGCGCTTAGCCTCGATGTGCTATCTTTCATAGCAATCTCCTTAACGGTTAGTCGGTGAGACTAGTTTCTAGCCCCACCTAAACAATTGCAAGATGTTATCCGCGAAGCTCGTGAGAGCGACGAGGAACGAAGTCACAATCTCATACAGAGTAGAAATATGCTCTGGTTGAGACATGACTTAGACCATCAGCTGCAGATTGAGACTGTCCATTAGGGAGTCATTATCGAGGAGGGCCAACGCGCGCTGCCTGACTTCTGTCAGAGCAGCAGCGGTAGTACCCACCGGCACAGAGAAGGAAACTTCCAGGATGATAGGGGCGGTGAGCGTAGTGCTCGAATCCACCCCTTCTACCGAGACGTCGTCAGTGAACTTCACTGCTGACTTCGAGGTACCTTTGAAGTTTCCAGCTTTGGTCGGGAACGTACGGTATAATGTCATTTTGTCCTGAGCTTCAGGTACATGTGACACGCCGATGTACTCAGACCGGTTTTCGAATTCACGATAACGGTCGTACGTTTGATCGGCAGGGTTACCGTCGTTTGCTGCGTCCACACTTAGTGTGATTTGGTCGGCTTGCATAAGCCACCTCCAGTACTTTCGGCTACCATCGGAAGACGGGTCAGAAGACTCGTCTCAAGATGATGCCAAGGTCAAGAAGTTTGTAGGTGTCCAGGTTCAAATCGAATCTGGGTAACACCAAAGTTGTGGGTTCCACGAACCGTTCGAGATCCAATATCTCGATACCGTATGTATAGGCACCTATAGTAGCTGAGCTACGAATGGTGTCTGCAACGGTACAGGTTGCGTTACCCGGCGTGTTGAATGACCGCATTGTTTCCTTTACGGTCACCCACGAGGCTAGCTGGTTGATTCCAGCATTTGGTGTCCACGCTGCAATGATATCTCCGATGTTCGTGAACCAGTCGACGATGAAACTAAAGGGAACTAATTCCCAAAGAGTTTCGGCCAACTGATCCACACCGAATGCCGACATAGCGTCGACTTCGACATCACAGAGTATACCTGCGCGCGCGGAAACCGAGTAGTCCAACGTCCGTGTCATGGAACAGCTTAGGCTGGTCATGACACCAACATCTTGAACCACATCCGAATTGGAATGGCTCGCTTCTGCATAACCCCTAAACGTACGGCGCGTCTTTTCACGAGGGACCTCTATGGCCCTCATGACTCCGACAGCATCGTACATTAACGGACGTAGTGCATAACGAGCCTCCATGTATCTGTCTGCCACCTCTTTGGGCGACAACTCCCCTGCAAGTTCCCGAATATTAAGTCGGCGAACGTTGCGGGCAATCGTCAACACCCTACGGAGGATAGAAGACATAGATGACACGGCCTTTCCGGATTCTGCGAGTGACGCTAACGCCATCATTTCTGATACGTCAACGTTGGCATGGGCATCTACTACAGCGGCGTCTATAATCTCAGATTTTAGACCACCGGGTACGTAGCCCTCTTCATAGAGGGTCTTGCAACGAGTAGCGTTACGAATAAACGTAGCGTACACTTTGCCAGACATGTCCCAACCGGCTTCTTTCGGCGTGTTTGCCGCACAGTACGTGCGGAAACTGTTGCTGAACGAAACGTTACCTGGTATTACATTGTCGTAAATAGTGCGTTTGAAGGGGCTATTGATAACCTCTCCTTTCGCGATTTTCGACTTCCAGGCGTCCGTTTCGACATCAACACAAGTCTCTGTTCTTGAACCCGTATTCATCCCCTGATATTGAATATCATCAGAGAACTCCGTTTGTGGGCAATATTTCCACGAACGGGTATACGAGTCCATCACAAATTGACTTGGCCGAAGCACTCTGCTTCTTACTCGTGACATTTGAGGCCTCCCTTTCTAAGAGGCCAAAAGATAAGAACCGGGTACCTACTGCCTCAAGGCAGGCCCGGCTGTGCCCAACTCCCGCATCATACGGAGATTGGCCACAGGACATATACACTATGTATATGGCGGCTGTCACTGCCGCAC